TAAACAGTTATATGTTAGTAATATTTTGTTTATTCATTTCAATATCTTTGATGTGTGAAAGTCTGTACTACCAGAGAATAGAACGACTCAGCCGATTCGCACTATATTTGTTATTTTTCCAATCACCGAGCATACCCTTGGTACGTGTCAAGTAATTCTTGCGACGTGTTTTGTCGCGATGTTTGGTATAGTCTTCGTAGCCCATCTGCCCAAAGTTTACCCACTTGTTATTCTTGGGGTCATAAATCATGTACTTTTTGGCTGGGTTGCTTGCAGGATAGAGTTTCGCGGTTTTACCTAAATACTTATACGCCTTTTTCTGGGCTTTACGAGGGGAAGAGTATAAGTAAATCCGCTTGGGGAATTTCCTGCTTTTTATTTTCATTGTTTTGGTTCTTGGCACGTGGTGTGTATTTTTACGTGTGCGCATATTTCCATTTATGATTCTACGTATGGTTTTCATTTTTGTTTTCGACTTTGTTTTATTTTTACGATTGCCTATATATTTACGCGTTTTTTTATTGGTTCCTCCGTCAGAGTCTGACGTATACTGTTGCTTCCAAGATTCTCCACTACTACTACTATCATGTGAACTTTGAGTATCTTTCTCAGTAAACTCGCTTGACATTCCCTGGCTTAAACTATAACTTGTACCCTGGCTTGAACCATCACCAGTTTCTTCTTCAAGAGTAGATTTATCCAGTTGTCCCAAAATAGGGTCAAAAAGTGTTTGAACGACTACCTGCATATTCCGTCTACCGCTTGTGATTGCTTCTTTTAACATTTCTTGAGTAAGAAGCCTGTCTTCAGGATCCTTTGTACAAACCTTTGGTTGAACTTTTTGTAAATATGTAAACCAGTCCCACTTTTGTCGTATTGCACCTGAAATATCATTGTCACCAAAATCTTTAAAAACTCTTCCAAAGTGCTTCATGATTAAATCTTTACCGGAGTTAAATGGTGAAATATATGCAGACACATATGTAAAACACTCGGTCATAATTGTTCTAAAATAGTCATCAAAGTAGTCAAGAAATTGTTGGTATCCTGCAGTTTTTGAATATTCTCCCTTTTTGGCAGCACCCATGCAGCCAAGTGATAAGTAGTCGCACATAGTTGCCAATATAGTTGCATCGGTGGACATGCTACCTTTATCATCAACACGAAGTGGACCAATGGATACAACATTAAATTGTACATCTACACCAAAAGGACAATAAGGGTCTTCTCCTACAGGACTTGCAACACATATTGTCGAAGAAACACATACAACTATTTGAATGGCACCTTTACTAGTATAAAATATGAGCCGAACTAGAAACATCTTATTGTGAACTTTTACCGGAATTTTTGCGTGGATTTGAGCTGTATTTGCGTTTACCCTTTTAGGGTATGATATATATTCCTGAAGAGTCGTATCAGGAAATGTCATACTATTACGAGTTGCGGAAAATATATAAGGATCAAAAGAATGGTCTTCAAAAATACTTGAAAAGTCGCAGTTGTCCAATGAATTCATGTCAGTTTTTACCCGAATTTCAACATATTGTCCTTCACTATTTAAAAAAGCACATCTAACACGAGGATTAAGATGTGTATCATTCCCAGTTATATCTAATGGATAACTAGTCATTCCTGTGTATTCATCCAACATACTAGACATAAGTAAATGCCTGTACATTCCTGAATCTAATGTTCTTATTAACCGATATAGTGGGCTATCTTTAATTATTATTATATGTTTCCTATCGGTTGATACTTGAATACTCGGATTAATAATTCCTAATAGTAAACCATTGAACTTTGTAATATCAGTATCATGTCCTAATCCAAGAAAATTTTTAAAACATTGTTGAACTTTAATTTGTCCGGGTGACAATTGTGCAGGTGGATGTTCTTTAACTACAAATACTTCTCGACATATCGTTTTAATAGTATTTTGCAACGCAATGGGTAACGTATCAAATATGATTATAGCTCGTTCGTCGTCAGTTATACTACGTTGTTTTTCCTCCTGGAATTTCACAATTTTACCAGCCACAGGATCCAAATCAACTACCATAAGACATGTTTCTGTGATAAGACGTTCTTTCCTCTCTAGATCTTGAGTTAATTCTTTTACTAAAATTGTGTTCCTTCCCGTCCTAGTACTCATAGTAAATGGTTTACCGGGGTCAGGTGTCACTATAGGTGCAACTAGACGAAGCGATTCAATTTTTTTTACAAATTCCATGGGTGCAAGGTGTTTAAGAAATGTGTTATATTTCATTCCCGCCAAGTTGGTTGAAGTTCCTACTACAACACATACCACAGGCGATACCCCGTGAACTATGCTACAACCTTGCACAAATCGCGTATCAGTCCATCTTTTAAATAAGTCAAAAAAATTATCAACATCTTTACTATTTCTATATTTATGAAAAATAGTGGTTAAACAACAAGAAAGCGGAAAACTATATGTCGTCGTTTTATCTTGTTGGTTTTCTCTATTTTGTCTGAGAAACTCATCTGCTAAAAATCTCGGTGTTGCTGAAAGTATCGGTGTTGCTGAAGAACTCGAATCATGACTATAGCCATACGACGTATTTACATTCGGAATACCAAAACTAAGCCAATCTTGCATATGTAGTGATCTAACAAACTTATAACAATGGCGATTAAACGTGGCAAGCGCAGGTATTATTGGTTTTTCACTCATATTTAATCCTCTTCCTTCTATTAAGTCATGCACCCATTGTGTCTGAAGATGTATCATCCCGCCGAAAAAACACACAACACGTTGTTGATTGTCTAAAATAGTTGGGCTAAACGCGCCTTGTTTATCTACAAAATGTTTTTTGTAGTAACTATTTATGTGAACTTGTAAAAGGTCGAGAATAAATGTAGTTAATGTATAATCAGGTCCTTTCATAAATTGTCCATTGCCTATAGTAAGAAAAACACGATTTGGTCCTCCTTCACTGAATGATGGGTATACCCAAAAATATATACCATTAGGGTAATGTCGTGTTTTGTAGTTATGTATTCGAATCATAATCAATGCGCGTCCGAGAACCGACTCGGCGTCAAGAATAGGTCCAATCGAGTATATTATTTTTTGTTCTCCAATTATAACACTTGGGAAGGGTTCAGCAAACCCCTGAGGGTCCTTGTCTACACCTTCACCAGCATCCGCAACTTTTCCTACCGATGCTTGAACACGGATATTAGGATCTGTACTACCACATATTTCCATCATTGTTTGTACTCTAGGGTGTGCAGTAACAAATGGTAAATCTTGGGTTTCAATTAATTTTGCTATATTACTAAATTTACTTGTTGAGTCTGAAACTATTTTGCAACACCAGTCAGAAGAGTCCGGAGCACAAGGTTTTACCTTACATACCAACAATGCTGTAGCTGAACTACTATCTAAAGGTGAACTACTATCTAAAGGTGAACTACTATCTAAAGATAACGATTTTATTTCAAGTTGATTGTATACATCATGAGCAGGACTACCTTTATCATTAGGGGAATTTAATCTAACTGCTTTATATTTTAAAATAATGAAATCTAATATTTCTTTTTGAGAATCAGGTGAAAGTTTATCAAAATTGTCCAATACGGATTTAGCATCGGGTGGAATTTGTGTTGAAAAAAAGTCTGCTATTTGTTTGCGAGTATAATCTTGAAATATAGGAATACTAGGTGATTCAGGACTCTTAGTTTGGAAAAGTTTTTCTGCAATCATAGCTACATTTTGTGTTCTTTTATGCGATATTTCTGAAACAGTATGTTGACTGGTATCCGCTTCTGTTTTTAATCGTTTAAGTAATTCTTCTTCTTCTTTTATAAAAAGTTTTTTCGCTGCAGTTTCTAGTTCATTTTCTTTTAAAAAATTTTCTTTTAAACTTATTTCTAGTTCTTTATCAGCACTATTATCTTTTTTTCTTTTTAATGATGAAGCAGCAGGAGCATTTACATCATATGGTTTTTTTCTTTTTAATGATGAAGCAGCAGGAGCAGGAGCAACAGTAAGAGGAGCAGGAGGAGCATTTGCATCATCATCATCATGTAGTTTTTTTCTTTTTAATGATGAAGCAGCAGGAGCAGGAGCAACAGTAAGAGGAGCAGGAGGAGCATTTGCATCATCATCATATCGAATTCTTTTTAATGATGGTGGTAATGGTGTACTTGATGAAGCAGCAGGAGCAGGAGCAACAGTAAGAGGAGCAGGAGGAGCAACAGGAGTAGTTTTACTCAACGCAGTACCAAGAATCATTTTAGTAGTAGCAGCCGCAGCACTTGCAACATTTGCAAGAGGTGTAGTAACAGCATTTTTAAACCAATTCATCTTTAAAGATATATTATAAGTATAATAAAATTCTAAATATAAAACAATAATACACCAATAATAAAAACATAAAAATATACAATACATATATAGGAAAATGGTAACAAGGAAGCAGTTACTAAAAACATTCAAAAGTTGGCGGCGTAACCAACCCACTAGACGCCAGCGAACACTCCAGCTGAAACGGTGCGGAAAAAAGTGTTTTCTTGGTTCTAAAAAGTCTTTCCCCATTTGTAATGCCGGTTCATGCGATCCAAGCAAAGGTGGGCTCATTGCGGCATATATTCGCGCACGTGAGATGACGCGCAGAGCGAGAGATAGAACCGTCAAAAAACATCGTGCGCCATATTATTACAGTGTTGCTAAAAAGGCTAAAACACTATTACGTAAATTATTTATATCTTCCAGAAAATAAATAACCAAATAACTAAATAACCAAATAACCAAATAACTAAATAACCAAATAACCAAATAATAAAACAAACCCAAAAAGTATAAATTTAGTAACTAAAATATATTATGTATATAATATATCTTAACAATGGAAACCCAACCCCAACCCCAACCCCAATCAAATACTACAAACAGTGAATCTAAACCTAAACCTAAACCTGAACCTGAACCCGAACCCAAAAAGAATATTTTATTAGGCTATATCTTCGAATTTATAAAACAAAACATTCTATGGGTCATCGTTACCATTGTTATATTATTTATAACAAATCCACTAGAAATGATAGTACTATCAAACTTATTTAGTAAATTTACAAATGCAATCAATACCCTAGACTACAAAGAATCTATATCAGCACTATGGAAGATTGCAGGTTTATATGTTCTCATCGACGGTATTCATATGTTAAATAGCTACTATGACAAAATAAACTACCCTAAAATGGAAAAATTCATTCGATTCAAACTAGTAGACGCGATATTCAAAAATATCGAAGTCAACTACGAGGATGAGAATATATCAAATACCATTTTAAAACTGCTAATGATTCCCAACACCGCAGTATCGTCTACTCAAAGCTTCATATATATGATAGTTACATTTTGCATAACAGTTTTAGCTATATTGACTTACATAATGTACCTGAATCCACAAATCGGCGGAATCATGATTTTCTTATTCGCCATATTCCTTTTTATCTACTACTATGTCCTAATAAAAATAAAAAATAAATCGGAAGAGAGAGCAACAGAAGAAAAAATATTAATGACGCACATTGACGACGTTTTAAGTAATTCACTGAGTGTAATCGCCTGTAAAAAAGTACAACAAGAAAAAGATTTCCTAGAATCTAAACACAAAATATATGACGAAAAACACGAACATCAAATATGGTACTCATCCAAGGGAACGTATTTGTTTGCCTTTTTCATAACAGCTATACTCATATTATATACATACATCATACTTCGGTTTTACAAGGCTAAAAAAATAACAAGCGAGACAACCGTAAAACTAGTCGTGATTGTCTTATTTTTCATTCGATACTTAAAGTCCACCGTATCTAGAACGGTTCACATTGTTATCGGGTACGGAAAACTGGCAGAAAGCGAAGAAATCGTCCAAAATATATTAAATACTATTACGCCAAATGGGAACAAAAGCGGCATGCCCGTTAATGGGCTAATCGAGTTTAAAAATGTATCATTCAACTATGGTAGAAAGATGGAAGGCGGCACCGAGGGCAAACAAAACTCACACTCAAACTCATTAGAGAATATTTCGTTTAAAATAAACCCTCTAGACCGTGTTGCCATAATAGGAACAAATGGAAGCGGTAAATCGACCATCGTGAAACTGATTATGGGATATTATAAAGTTTCAAGCGGACAAATATTGCACAACGGTGTAAATGTTTTGGATATTAACCGCGAATATCTGCGAAGCAAAATAGCGTGTGTAAATCAAAAAGTAGTTCTCTTCAACCGTTCTATTATCGACAATATATGTTACGGGAATAATATACCGAAGGAAAAGGTAAAGCAGATTCTTCGAGAGTTACACGTCATGCGTGTATTTAAAAATCATCGCGAAGGCTTAGAAACACTCGCCGGATTACATGGTTCAAAATTAAGCGGTGGTCAAAAACAAATTATATATTTGTTGCGCTGTTATTTGAGTAAGAAACCCATCGTTATTATGGATGAACCTACCGCTGCAGTCGATACGAACAGTAAAAAGTACATCATGAGAATGATAGATGAAATGGCGAAACAATCTACGCTCATTGTCGTAACACATGACACAGATTATGCTGCTTCATTTCCCACCAAAATTTATATGGATAGCGGCAAAGTAATGAAATTCAAAGGCGCAAATGACAGCTCGATGCCGTACGACGAATATAACAACTTTTCCCTATAGGTTGTGGGTGCCGCATTAAACACCTGTCGACCCAAACCCTCCACTGCCACGTTCTGTCACCCCCAGTTTTTCTTCGCTGTTTACAATTTGTACCATAAATGGCTCCAATGTTGGCGAACATATTTGAAACATACGCGTCATCGGAGGCATATATTTTACAATGCTCTCTTTTGTATCCATATTCGCAGCGTTTATATTGTCAACCACCGCCATAATTTCGCCCCTATATCCAGAGTCAATAATACCTACCGAATTGGATAAGCGAAAAGGGGTTTTAACAATACTGGAGCGTGGATATAAGTAGTATCCGGATGGGTATGATTTTTTGTAGGCGGTATTAAAGTGCGACATGGAGCATTTCACGCCGAGAGGTGCGCGAAACGTTATGGGGGATAATCGATTGTCGGTATATCCGTAGGCGTGGTCGGTATAGTCGAATGGGATAAAAAGGTCAAACCCTGAGTCGGGGTATTGCGAATCGTATATTTTTTTGTTGTGCGCTTCGACCTTTTCTTCGTACATTTTTACTAGTTCGTCGTATTTAGGGTTCTCGACTGAAGAAGAGGTAGACTGTTTCATTATACATAATTTTAGAATATATGCAGGTGGCTTTACGACTGTGTAGTCGGTGAAATCGGAAGAACTCATTTTTTGGAGGATGGAGATGGAGATGGAAAGGTATGAAGTATAACATTATACTTGCGATAACTTTATATTATTTTCATAGTTTAAAATAATATAATAATATATATGAATGGCAAGTGCACAAGAGTACTGCGAAAGATGTAAACAGTACGGACATACACAAAATAGATGTCCACGACGTAATCGGCAACGGCAACGGCAGCAACATCAGCAACATGAGCAACATCAGCAACAGTTTTACCCTGTTATGGGAATGCATCCTGGTATGATGATGGGAATGCATCAGGGCGTGCATCCTGGTATGATGATGGGAATGCATCAGGGCATGTATCCCGGTATGATGATGGGAATGCATCCGGGCATGTATCATCACGAACAACATGATGAGGCGCAAGATTTTCGCGTAGAGTCGCATTACGCAGTTCCCGTTGCATTGGATGAAAACTTCTGGTACGGAATGGGCATTGAAGATATCAACCAAGTCATAGAAAATGTTTACCAGGAATATCGTAACTTCATGTTTGGAAATATGATGCAAGGCGGTCTAGTAGATAAACTACCGCTAACTACAGAGTTATGTAAAAAACAAAATCTCGAAAACCCGCAAAGCAATTTCGACATGGGTCTGTGTTTTATCGCAGTGGGCATAATAAGTCGCATTTTACACCATAAATGTAGAGTAATGTTAAAAGGAAAAACCGGTTTATATTTATGCGCCGATGTATTAAAGGTTGCGGGTGATTTAGAAAACCAGACAACGGATGACATTGACCTTGTAATATTGGCGAAACACGATTCCGAGGATGATTTTACGAGGAGAGTATTCGCGCAACAGGTTGGGGCATTTATTACGGTGTGCCTTGAATATAAGCGAGAGATGTCAATTCAATCAGCTTTTTCTAAGGCGGTAGCTGAAGGGAATCAAAGGCTCACCTATAGTTGCGTTGATGTAGTGTTGAGAGGTCCGGGAATATGCGGGAAACACCTGGAGTCTAAAAATGTGAAAGTCAGTTTAGGTGACACGGCAGCGCCGAGAAAGAAAATAAAACTAGTCGATATAACGTATTCCACGTATGACCCGATGATTGATAAACTATATAGTCGTGTTAGACGTCACAATATCGGCGGAGTTCTTAGTTTTTTTTATTTGCACGTGGATGTTGCTCTGATGGAGTATGTCTATATTATTTATAAAAACGTGAGACAGTGTCGCGAATTTGTTGCGAGTGGCGCGGCAGTAGAAAGGTTGCCGTTACAAGAGCATCCGGAAGAGGAACCACGAGCGCATTGTGATTCGGCGGCGTGTTTTTTAAGTAGGTTGACAGATTTTGAGCAAAAAACAATGTTTAAATTTTCAAAGTCGGCATTTTTGTGTGCATCTGTTATTGCCGATTTACCCGAGTACGAAACCGCTGGATTGCCCGCGGATAGACTAGAACATATAAGGAAGAGAATTGTTCTTATGCAGTTGCGTAAACTGTCTAGGTATGGCGTGATATCTAAAGTATTCTCTTCTACTTTGTCCCAAGCCTATGATGTTTTGAGTGAAATGTTGGATGATGTTATTTTACAACAAAGGAGTAGAGACGAATTTGGAGGTGTAGAAATGCACAAACACTTGGCGGGGCGTTTGCGTGCTTCGGAGTTACCTGCGAAAGAAAGAATGACGACGCGGTTTTTAAGACCGATTGAACGATTCGATTCCAGAAGTGTTCCTGCATTTCAACTACAACAGATGATTCCGGAAGTGTTGGTTTCCCCG